CGCTGTCACCCAACATCCGGTCGCGTAACACCATCCTCGAAAACGACTCATGTCCCTTTCTGGTCATCATTTCCCCGGTTGCAGTCAATAATAGTCTGCCTTACGCATAGGCAACAAGTCATCCATCGGCTCGTCACTATCCAAGTCTATAAAGCCACCATGTCTAAACCTCAACAACGCTTGAGTCGACGAATCAACCAAATCGTCATGGTCACCAGTCGGAAATGCGGCAAATTCTTCGATCACTTCTTCCGCCCATCTCTTTTTGGGTGCCCAGACATGACCGCTATGGAACAAGTCCGATACGGCATTGACCCTGGCTATCTTGTCCTTGCCCCTACCGGGCGAATACTCCGCAACCGGGATACCAATCCGACGAAGCTCGAATATCAACGGACTACCGGCAGCCTTAGCTTCAACGATGAACGCATCGGGCTCGTATTCCTTATACATCTCATAGGCACGAGCTTTCAGCTCTGGAAACTCCAAACGCTCCTGCAATGCGTCCAGCAGAATGATGTTGGCAACCCTGTCCTCGTTATAGAAAACACCCCATGTCGTGCAAGCACTGTAATCTGCGGTCTCCTTGGCCAGAAACGCGGTATCCCACGATTGGATGATGAATTCGCAATTTGGTGGTTTTTTCTCCTTCCACTCCTTCCACCATTCACGCTTGATGATCGCACCTTCTTCGGAAGTGGGATCCTGCTGATACTGGGCACTCCACTTCGATACCGGCAATTCGGCATGAAGAGATTCAAGCTGCTCGATAGGCCAGAACTCAGGCCACAACGATTTACCACTAGGCAGAATCGCGGGTAATTCGATGATCTCCCACTCGTCCGAACCACCACGTTCGATGGATGCCTTGACGATGCTGCCCGTCAGGTCCTTTTTCGACCAACGAGTCATCACGAGACAGATCGCACCTCCGGGCTGCAGCCTCTGACGTGGACCAGACGTATACCATTCATAAGTCTTATCATATACGGACGGATCGCCCTGTGCGGCTTCCTGCTCAGAATGCGGATCGTCCACGATAAGGATGTCGGCACCCTTACCCGTCACCGCACCACCCACCCCGATGGCAAAATAGTCGCCATGCTGGTTCGTATTCCATCTTCCAGCCGCTTTCGAGTCCACGCTGAGTGAAACATTAGCAAAAATATCACCGTAATCCTCCGAACCGACGAGATTACGGACTTTACGACCGAATCCAACCGCCAATTCAGCCGTATGTGCCGTCTGAATCACTTTTCTATCGGGAAATTTGCCCAAATACCATGCGGGAAACAGATGAGACGCGAATTCCGACTTGGTATGGCGTGGCGGCATGTTAATGATCAGACGCTTCAGTTCGCCGTTCGCTATACGGTTGAATGCATCCGCCATGATGCGATGATGGGATCCTTCAATGAATGCTGGCCATACCTGCTTGACGAATTCCAGAAAATCCGCATGTGCACGTCGCCGCTTTCGACAATCGATATCCTCTTCGAGTAATGCCACGACTTCTTTCTGCTGATCGAATGGTAACGTGTCGATCTGTTTCAGTTTTTCTTCGATCCAGGCGTCTTCCACGCGAACTTTCATCAAGCTTCCGGTAATCGTACCAGAAATCCGGGTGTTTTATCGCCGTGCCAACCACCTAGTTGATTGAATTCATAATATTCGACCGCACCCTCGTAGGAATCACACCCGTCGTCGATCAACTTCTGGATCACCTTTTCCTTATCATATAAAATGATGTTCTCCATTCCGTATCGCTCCAAAATACCGATTACACAATCATTGTAACCGTCCATCACCAAGGCATCCTCTACGCCTATGTCCAAAAGACGGTTGGATAAGATTTCCGTATTCACTTTTTCCCCCTTTTAATTGCAAAAAGTGCCAAACCGAAAAGGAATCTCGTGTTTTTGTTGGTGTTCTGCAAGATACGATGATCCGAATGTTCGATGTCCGATGAAGATATGGGGTTGACAAGCTTAAATAATCTAGATTATCTAAATAGTCAGTTCTAATTAATCCCTTAACATAAAAAATAAATAATACAGAAGAACCAGTAGTATACCAGTTCTAGATAACTAAAGGTGCCAATATGAAAATTCTTCTTGAAAAAAGATTGGGTGTAATGATTCCTTCCGATAAACTTAAAATGTATGGACAATTGCTTCTGACTTCACAAAGACATTATCTGAGAAAAAAATATTCCGAAGCAGAAGATCTTCGTAAGGATGCTGAAAAAATTCTGTTCCATTTCGAGACAACCTTGGATGGTAAAAAAAAATACCTGAATAAAAAATAAGTAGAAGCCTCGTCAAAATTTTGTGGTGTAGTGAGCAGAATACTGATAGGCGGTTCGGGCGTAATGCGCGTCTCAGAGGGGTGGCCGCCCCTACTCCCCTTTGATCTTTCCTGATTTTCCATTCCATTTAAGGCGTAACCAATCCACCCCAAACCAGGGAGCGGTATCATGAAGAAGCACACGCACCAGACGCACATGCACGTGAACGACATCATCCTATGGGCTGGAGCATGGGGTAGCCAGGATGAACGCCTTGCAATCGTGACCAGCATTGATGCAAATGTCCCTGCGGGTAGCAAAGAGGGCACAGCAGTTGACTCCATCCCATGGAGAGACGTGGCCGGGCGTAACGTCATTGTGGGCATTGAGACTTCTGATGCGATCTATCCCCGGCCTGAGCCTGAGACGGCCGCGGAGATATTCGAGGAGATTCAGAAGAGACAGGGGCCATTTATCAACCCTGGCATACATTGGGCATGGGCAGATCAGATTCGACGCCTACCAGTCTGTGGCACTGCAGCTGAGATGGCTGAGTATGATCACCTGATGGATGAGTACGATATCCTGGTAAGCCGGCTGTAACTAGACAGCGGGGGCACAGCCCGTGCCCCCGCACCATCCTCCATATTAATGGGGAGAGCAGTTATGAAATACTTCATCCATAGTTTGGTCAAGCTAACGGTTTCCAGAATCAAGCACGGCGAATGCTTCGTAGTGGAGACTGGGTTTTGCTGTGACACTGGATACTTTGTGAGTGAGAGACGCTACACGAACCCATTACATGCTGTCCGTTGGCTTCGCTATCTCAATAGCGAAGAAGCAGAGCGATTTGCAGATGGTTCCATTAGTGGATACATAGGCAATGGTAATATGTGGCGTGATGGCAAGCGTTTCGACCCTAGCCACACGTGGTATGGTTGGAGGTGATAGGCATCAATACAGCGGGGGCACAGCCCGTGCCCCCGCACAACCCTCCGCACTGGAGAGCAAGCTATGTATGGTCAAGACGGTAACTTCGTGGCCGTTGTCTTCCTTCTTATGTTCGTGATTCTGCTGGTATGCTGGGCAGCGATTCACATAGACGGGGGGATAAGTAAATGGAACACATTAGCGGAATCATCAAGCGTGTGATGGAGGACATCACGGAGAAGGAGGAGCCAGACAAGGAACGTCAACGTCAGTGGGATGATGCCATGGGGGAACTAGATGCTCAGAAGGCAGAGAGAGAGAATCCAGAGAGGTGAATAATCACCCAAGGGGGGAGCCGAAAGGCTCCCCCCTTTTTTGTGCCTACCCCACTCTCTTTATCCTCTCTCTTAGTGCCAAAGGTTTCCATCCCACGCATAGCCCCACTCTGCCATCTCTGTATGGCTGGCGTCATCACAGCGGCAACTCTCGTCTTCCCGATAGTGCTCTGGCATCATGATGAAGTGAGCACACTTGCCGATGCTGGACTGTTGAATGGTTCTGATGTGCTTAACGCTAAGAGTCCGACCGTCATCCTCTAGCTTACCTTCACTAAATTCTACCATCTCTCTTCTCCCTTTGGAGTGAATGAGTGCACAAGTATAGTGTGTATCACGAATAGATCAAATGATGACAGCAAGTATCAGCTATAAGTAAAGGTAGGTACAGACATTAAGTGGGGTACGGACAACAGCAATAAGGAGCTTCGCAACTTATACATAAACCCCAGATGAAGTGGGGTACGGACACCATGCTGCTGGCGTCCATACCAGTGCGAGGCTGCGCCCCGCATCGCCTTGCGGGCTCTAACTGCTCACTGTCGGGGCGGGGTGTCTTGGGTGAGAACCACAGCCCCTGACCCCGTAAGGCCAGAGACTGGGCCCCTCACACAACCGATCACTCTTCCTCTGTTACCTCGTCGATCTCGACTGAATCTGCGTCGATGTAGGCCCTGGCCAATTCCAGATCATAATCTCCACCCCGCACACTATCGATAAACATTTCACAAGCGTCGTCCTTACTGTGTGCCTCAATTGTTCCGCTAACATTGGCATAGAGCCCCGTCACAGTAGCACAGACCTCCCACACGGTTAGTGGCTTCCAGAGGTGTATGTTGTCCTCAAGGGTACCCCTCAATGAGCAGATCCAGCCCCCATTCCTGCGTTCATTTACAATGTCCTGCGCCTGTGACTGGGTCAGGACCAGCACGACACAATCACTCTCTTCTGCTACCCAGGGTACTGCGATGCAACCATCTGCGTTAGGCCGTCCAACATCCTGAGTGATTTGGGTGATGAGATCTTCCGGTCGTACGATTAGCATCTTCATTTGTCTGTGCTCCTGTGTGAGAGTTTGAAGATGACCAAATATAAAAGGATACAGGAATAGATCAAATGATCCACGCTGTCACAGGGTCTCACTCCCTGGGGGTTAAGCTAGGTACGGACATCAAGCTAGGTACGGACATCAAGCTAGGTACGGACAACAGCAAATGGGCTACGCACTGTGCGTTATGTGGTTGGGGAGGGTACGGACACCACAGTGTCCGTACCCTGTCCACAACCTAGTGCTGCGGATAACTGACGTTGGCCACGTCAGTATTCCAGCATGCCCGACAATCTCCACACTTGTTATCCTGATAACGTGCTGGGCAAGAGTGTCCGACACTTGGGTGCATTGGAACATGGACCGTGGAAGTATTGGGAAACTTATCTAGTGGTTTCCCGCCAACCATTGCGGACGATACCCTGACACAGAGGTTGGAAGGGAAGACACTGTCTTCTAGATAGGACAATACCATTTTGTTTTCCCTTGTCGGTAACCAATGCCTTGTGGTTGGTGTCAATTGTGCCACTGCTACAATCTTCTCTAGATGTTCCACACTCTGTAGATCCCCGGAGTCATGCCAGCGAAACCAAGTACTGCCATTGATAGCCTTTGCCATATTCTCAATCCAGTATGGTTTCTCCAATGCGCGGAAACGTCTTTCCATTGCAGCCTGTACTACTGGGAATATGTAGCGGCCTTTCTTGGCATAGCAGAAACTGCATATTGATCCCACTATACCAGAGAGAATAGATCCAACCTTGCAATAGCTTGCTGGGATAGAGTATCCCCAACCTGGCATCTTACTAGGTCGAGACAATCCACCTACGTATTCCCTGGCCTTTCCTACCGTCCGGGCGATCATTCCTTATCCTCTTGGTCCACGTTGGCCAATGCCCGGATATCATCATGACGTGCCTTCAATAGCTTAGGATTCTCAACCTCTGCCTTGAAGTCTTCTAGTGCGTCTTCAATGTCTTCTCCATCAGCTAGAATCCATGAAAAGTCTTCCATGTTTACTCCCTCCAAGTGAGAATGAATTGATGCATAAAGATATATAGATGCAGGAATAGATCAAACGATATTCAATGTGTCAGCCACCACCATAAGTGAAGATAGGTACGGACATTAAGCGAGGTACGGACATCAACAATAAGGAGCTTCGCACTATGTGCCGTGGTTGGGGGAGGTACGGGCACCGTAGTGCCCGCACCCCTCCACTCCTAGCCTGTCACCTCCATTGTCTCATCATCCAGATTAAACAGCATTCGAGGGTCGCCCGCACAGTCTCCGATTTGCTCATTCACTTCCTTGAGCGCGTCATCCTCATCCTTTGCTTCCACTTCCAGAGTGCCAACCCAGGTATAGGTTACCTCAAAGGTTTCTTTCATGTGACCACCTCCTTACTCGTGGAAAGTTTGGCCTTTGATAGCATTCGCTATCGCATCCAGGGCATTAGCAACATCTCTTATAGCATCCGCTTGTTTTGTCAGAGCTATCTCAATGTTTCCTAGTTCATGGCCAACGTTCAGTTCAATGCCCAAACTCTTAATAGCTTCAGCAATCATGTAACCACCTCCTGGTTGTCGAAGTAGGTTTTGATACGGAGAGGAACAACGAGTGTATCGTTGCACCAGCTGCAGCATCTACCCTCCTTTACTGGTGCCGCATTGTGCCCATGTTCCCAGTAGATCTCGCCGGACGGCTTACGTTGCGGCTCGATCTCATTACTACATATGCTGCAGATCATGACGACCCTCCTTGTGGTGGATGAATGACATGCCTGAAATCTAGTGACATATAGGAATAGATCAAATGAGATACGCTGGTGCTCAATCACATATACATGAAGCTAGGTACGGACATGAAGGTGGGTACGGACATGAGGAGCTTCGCGCTATGCGTTGGGTGTTGGGGCGGGTACGGGCAGGATGGGCGGGTCTGGCTACCCGGAGGCAACCAGACCCCACCACTACCTATCTGAGGATAACAGGAGGCATCCCAGGGATTGCCTCTACGAACTGAGGAGTGCTTTCAACAACCTGTGCCTCAATGACATCGGTCGTATCCAGATTCTTCAACTCTCCAAAGGTGAGAGTGTCGAGCATCCCGTGTAGACGGATCGTCCTACCCGGAAGGTCGAGAGCATTGGTGCGCTTGAACCGCTCAGTGTAGGCGTTCATCAAGGTCCAAGCAGTTGGCACCAAGTTTCCGTTGGTAGAACGATGCAAGAACTCCTCGTGCTTAGGAGATCTGACCTCTCCTAGAATCCCAGGGATGTAAGAATTAGGGATGACCTGCTGGTCAACAGATCTGATAGCAAAGTCATGGATCTCAGTGGTATCCAATAGCTTTCCCTTGTACCCCTCGATCCTCTCCTCCTGCAGGAGATTGGCTTGCTCCAATCTACCGAAAGAATCAAAGACCTTCTGAGGAAGATCCCGGTAGATGTTCTTCGTATGCTTTGCCACAAGTTTGATCAGGCCAGAGAAGCACAAGTTGTCGCATACGAAGACATGCGAACCCAGCACCAGACCAACAGGGAACACCTTATCGTGGCTGTTCCTGATGCCAACCGTCAGTTGGTAGTCGGAGTGTCCACCGGATCCATTCCGGATTGCCCATACGCCAAACATCCGCATCCCATCATTGAACAATCCATACTCTCTCTTCACTACCTCCCATCCACCTGCCTCTAGCATCTTACTGACTAGGTTGATCAGCAAGGAATGAGGTACAGGGAAATGAGTTTTCGTAGCAGAAGGTGTTTCGACAGCCAGAACATCCGCTTCCTCTACTACGTTTGCTCCGCAGTGCATCATTAATCCTTTCATTTCTTTTCTCCAATTGGGTTGAGGTGAATTAATGATAAATGAAATGTAACAAGATCTGGAACATGATCAAATGTAAGCATAGATCTTCGTGTCTATGCTGTCTAAGGGGGGTACGGACGTGGTGTGTGATGGGTACGGACCTCAGACACTGATTTGTAGGAGGTACGGGCGTGACAGGGATCACAATACTAAAACTAAGGTGGGTACGGGCGTGGATTAGCCCAGATTTACGTGGAAAGGTGTCCGAAAGAGTCGGTACGCAACCTCTGTCACCTATCCTACAGGGTATATCAATTCATCTCCCCAAAATACTCCCTGAGTTTACTCTTCAACTCCAACCTTACCTCTTCCGGTGTACGATGAGTGACAGTGACCTTAGTACTCTCATCGAACATACCTTCTATCCGTGCCAGAACCTCCAAAGCTCTCACTTGCACGGCGGCAGTGGCCTCTTCATCCTGCACTTTATCGCGCAGTCGTTCAACAATCCAATCTTGAGTGATTCTTTTCTGTGCCTTTTTAGCGATAACGGAATCGGCCTTCAAATCATCCACTCGCACCCTCACCTTATCCATCTTCATTAATTTCGTTGCCTCATTGGACGCTGCTTTCCGTGAAATTTTCTTGGTATCATATGCCTTCATGTAGGCATCCGTTTGCGAGTGTCCGTTACTAACAAAACCACAAAAAGATGCTTGCTTGGGGGACAGGGTAGTGCCCGGTTTCATTTTAATCCTTTCGTTATAGTGTGCCCGGTCAAGAATCAAAAGAACAATACCACCCCCTGGGGGCAACCCCATCGGGTGTTCTCGTGCTTGATACCATGCATCATTTGATCTTTTTCTGTGTTGTTATATATTGGTGCATGAACTTCAACCTTTTAAAGGAGGCACCATGACCGACCGCACCCGCCCCACCATCGCCAAACAGACGGCTTCCTTCAAAGAAGCTGAGACGTATTGCCACTCTAATGGTTTCACCCTCAGAAAAACCGATGAAGGTAAGTTCCGCTTAAACTTCCGGGGAGGACCGGAAGCAACCGCCTATTACACTGACGAATTGCAAGACGCAGTGGACACGGTGCTGGGCTATCTCTTGGGTAATTGGTGGGTGGGGAGTCCAGAGGGGCAGGATCCGCAAGCAGACAGCTTACAACTCATCGACAAGGAGGAGAAATGAATTCCAGGCCCAGCATTTTGATTACAGAGAGGACGGTGTGGGGAAAGCCTACATTATATCCTGTTTGCAATTTGTCTAAGATGTTTTGTGCATTAGCTAAAACAGAAACTTTAACTCCTTGGATGTTACGCCTTATCAAGGGCAACGATACTGAAGAAGATCCGGGGTTCTTTGACATCTACGAACAACTCAAGGGTGGTCACAAGATTGAGTGGAAGGAGGAGGAGGCATAATGAGACAGCCTTGGACTATGACTACCTACAAGCACACCGACGATGAAGGTGTCGCGCATACCCGGTGTCAAATTTGGGATAGCGAGGGCTCGCTCAGGGTGGACGGTCCCCAAGAGGGTGCCAACGCTGTCTCAGCTATTGATATGACCGACGAGGCTGAAGCTCTAGCCGCCAAGGATCCCTCTGGCACTGACGGCTTTGGGATGACATATGCCAAGGTTGCAGAAGGCTTGCGGGATCTCATCGCCAGGGAGGTTGACACTCATTCTTGATGTGCTAGACTCATATGTCCGACATGGACAAAATATTCCCTCGACACGAGGAGAGAACGATGGACCCCGTAGGCAATTCAAATACAAATCGAAGCTTCGACAGGCACGGCGGCCCCTATGATAGGGGCAGTGCCGACTCGTTTTATCAACGAGGGAGCAACCCGCACTACTGGCCCGAAGGCACTTACAACGGGACGCAGGTGCGCGAGGCCGATATGACGCCGGAAGAGATAGCCGCATATCACGAGGGATTTGCCGATAACGAAAAAGCAGGACTCCATAAAATTTACTAGAGGAGGAAGCATGAAATTCTACCGACTGAGCGTTTCGTCTCAGCGGGATGGCCACGCAGGGTACTACTGGTTCACCTCGCTGAAAGAAGTGGAGAAAGCCAAGAGAGAGTGGAAGGCACGGGAGGAACCTGATCAAGTACAAATGGATTCTTACCACACGGAGTATCCCATAACTACCAGTTATGGAATTGAATACGAGTTAGAGGTCGAAACCATCAGCTTGCGATATCTCAAGAAGGACATCCTTTGGGTACTCAACCATTACGCCGCTCATCCTAACAACGGATAAAAAGGGAGTAAAAAAATGCGGAGTACAATGATAGTAGATAAGACAAGCCGTGTAGATACCATCTACATCTACGGAAAGCTTGCAGACGCGCTGAACAGCGATGACATCGCCCAAAATATCTCAGATTTATGCGGTGAACTAGCACGTAATTTCCACGTTGACACTGACGTGAAAATCTCTCAGGCATTAGCGGGTATCTGCGAGGTACCGGACACATCGGCTGATTATTTACGTGACAACATCGTTGTTCGGGAAATAGCGTCATGGGCATTAGACAATCACTTCGATAAAGTCGGTAATTATCTAGATTTGTCCGACTTTGAACTAACGAAAATTCTTACATGGCTTAACATGGAACAGTCCAATGACTAAAGAACATTGCGGTGAACACGCAGGTCGTATACCCCCTGCTATTCTTGGGAGCATCGACAGGTACGTGAAGAACAGGATTACGCCGGGAGGATTCATGACGGCGGTACTTGAAAACAGATTGGCTGAGTCCATTCAACGGGCTGATGATATCAGCTTGAGGGCTCTGCCTGAGATAGTAAAATATTGCCAGGAAGAAATCCCGACAGAGTGCTGGGGATCTCGCAACCGTGTCCACGAATGGATACGAGGAGGAGTGGGCTGAGATGACTTCCAACGAGAACGAGAAGGGTGCAGGTGAACCCCATGAAGGTTGGAGGGCAACCCGTACCGGATACACCAGTAACGATGGCTATTACATCGGGCTTCATGGCCCCACGGGAAGGTACTGGGTCAACTCTCCCGATGGTCGCCTGGGAATGAACTTTGGTAGCTTTGGGTCTGCTGAAAAGCTTGTCACGAAGCATCGTAGAATCCGATTCCTTTTTGGCTCTCCAGATATAAATGAAGAGCATTGGGGCAACTCATGATATCCAGCCAGCACGATGACGATCTAACCAATGTCATAAGTATTTTGAAGGATATGTCCAACGAATTGGATGGAGACCTGTATATCTGTAAGAACTGTGGCAGGAATTCATGGAAGAATCTCAAGGAAGGCAGGGTTGCCAGCGAGATCTTGGCGATGTTGAGGAAGGGGCGAAAGTGCCAACTAATGATACGAGAGTTTCTCTCCGAAGGAGAAGAATCATGACAATTAAAAGCGGTCACCCGGAAGAAGTTTTTGTGAGCATGATCATGGAAAAAATAAAGGTGTATGGTAAGCTACTGGAGTTGAGAGAATTCCGTCACGTAACTTCTCCTAGTGCTGGGATGCGCCAGTTCTCGTGTGAGTTGAGTAAGGAATCTCTTTCGATACTTGCCGTAATCGAAAAGGAAATTTACGAAGCCCTGGACGGAGCGCATGAGGTTGGCCAAGACATAGGCCAAGTGCGAGGCGAGATCCGGGGAGAGGCACAAGCCCATGCGAACTCGTGAAGCAAGAAGGCTCAGACGCCGCACCCTGCGTCACGCACGTATCAGGGGGCACCAGCCCCGCCTCGTCTCCCATCACGGCGCACTGGCACTCTATGGATGCCAACGCTGTAATGAACTGTTCGAGTGCTGGGATGCACCAGCCATCGTGAGCGGCCCCATGGCGCACGTTGTTTGTCGCGGCATTGATGCCGGATGGTTGAGGAAATTATTTATTAAATTGATCTCGTACTGAGTATAAAAAATGCTGGGCTGGTCACCAGAGCAGGATGGCCAGCCCAGCATTAGGGCATGAAAGGAGGAAGAAAACATGCCCATCCGCCACTAGGCGAACTCTGACAGGAGAAAGACCTAGTGACGGCTACAAACCGAACGCTCTAGGAGCATCCGACTTGAACCTATTAAGACTACCCACCTTCAGTCAACCTCCCCTGATTTGCATACGACCTACGACCCAATGTGTTTGCCCGGCTATCCATTTGTGCATCATTCACTAACCTTAGGAGTGGCAATCGTTGGAAGGTCTATGTCCATCAAGTCGGTTAACTCAGTGAAAGAATCCTTAAGTTCCATTAACT